TCGCCGGGGTTGAGCGGAAAGCCGTTGGCGCTGCTCACTGTGTTGCTGCCGTTGTTGCCGACCCAGACCGTATCTGTGTTGTCAGGATGCGCCTTGACAGCCACCCCGGCAACGAATGGTACATCGGGACCTTGCACGGCGGTTCCTGCGGTTGCTACCGTGATTTGTCCACTGTAGATGTTCATAGTAGAAGTTTCTCCCGAATCTGGGCGAGGCCCTTTTCGTTGACACCAGAGACGGCCAGTAAATCATCGTCGGGGGCATTGCGCACGGCCTCTACCGTGGCAAAGCCAGCCTTGGCCAGAGCAGACGCCAAGCGGCTATTGCCAAGCACTTCGGCCAGCGTTGGCGCGACCTGCTTTTCTTCCTGTGGGGGCAGCAGTTCAGCCAGTGCCGCCGACAATTTGATTAGCTCCGTTGCCAGCACGCGCACGGCTGCGACAGCATCAAACTCGCCGCCATTTGCAATTTTGTCGAGCATAACACCTTCCTTCGTCGCTCCGGCGTCATCGGCATTGCGACCGAGTGACGCCGGTAAACATCGTCATTGTTGCCGCTTCCGGAGAAGTTTAGCCCTCCAGGAAATAGAAGACGATTTGGCAATTAGCCGCAGCCGTGCCGCTAGCGCCGTCAAAGTCTAGATCCCAAGCGACAATGTCGCTTTTGGCAAAGCGGTAGGGCTGGTTGGCGGTCGCCAAGGCGCCGTTGTGGTTGGCCGAGGTAAAGAGTGTTGGCGTACCACTATCCCCACAGTCAACGCCATCCAAGATGCCGTCCCGATCCGCCGATGTGCCAACGTCGAGTAAGGCATTGGTTGCCGCACTGTTGGAGATCGAGACTGCTTCCAGGGTTGCCCCAACAGGCAATTTGAACTCACCGCGGGCGTTAGCCGCCAGGGTGCCGTGAAGATGCACTGTCACGGCAAAGCGCATTCCTTGCATTGTCGTATCCTTTCTCAGGAGGTGATCGGCAACCCGATCACCTCGTCATTCGCTCAACTCAAAATTAGACGTTGGATTTGCCGATACCGATGTAGGTAGACACGCCGTAAGCGAACCAATCACGCACCTTAACCGGCAAAGTATCCGAGGTAAACATTAGCCCGCTCGTCTCACTGGTCACGGTGAAGATTTCCGGCATCGGATGGGAGCCGCCACCCTGCGACGCGGCGTAAGCCATGCAGATCGGCGCGTGCAGTTTCGGATCGGTCACCGCTGCCCAATCGTTGGTGTCTGTCCACTCTGGCACAGGGATCGGGACGGGCCGCGGGTCGCCCATGCGGGTCTCGCCGTAGATATTCCCCTCTTGAGCCGTACCCGCGCTCGTTGGGCGGCCAACCATGTCAGCGCCAGCGCCCCAACCGAAGGTGGTCAAAGCGAGGTCAAATAGCTCGATGGGCACCAGGCAGTATTTCGGCCACATGCCCAGCGGGTTCGACGTGCCGGGAACGCTTTGTTCCCAAATCTTTTGGCGCATGGATGCCCAGGCAGCGGCAGAGAAGGCGGTTGTCATGAGGTTGCCGTGATTCGCATGGAAAAGCACCGTGCTATCATCAGCCAGGGTGGGGCCGGTGCCGGTGGCCTGCGTAAAGAGACCGGCAATCGCCGCCGAACGGGTACGCACTGCCGCCAGCGTGAGGGCTTTCGGGATGGCGCGCATCCGTACAATGTCGCTCTTGCGAATCATTTCCAGGGTGACGCCAACGTAGCGCCCGCGCTTGGAAAAGCTCATGCTCTCCTTGCTGTCGCCGGGAGTCGCTTCGGTGTAGGCGGCGCCTTCGCTCACGGTGGGAAGATTGCCCAGGCCATCCACGTAGATCATTTGAATGTCGTGTGTGCTGCCATCGTGTGGAACCACGTCAACGACCTGCTCGAACCAGCGGTAGGTCATCATGTTGTCATAATGCGCGCTGATTGTCTTGTTCAGCGCATTAACAGCCATGCCAGCCATTGCGGTGGTCGTCGCTTCGGCAAACTGCGCTTCTTCGGGGTTGAAGACGCCCCAAAAGTTGGAATCGCCGGTCATGGCGACATACAGGCCGGCCAGATTCCGCATGGATGGCTTGGGCATCGCCACGTTGGCCCCAAACATCCAATCCCAAGCGTTTTGGTAGTAATCGCGCTGAACGATCATATCCCGCTCGGTGATGATCGGCGCCATGCCTTTGACCGCGCTTTGGGTGAAGGCGGAAAGATAAGTGCGTTCGTCCTCAATCGCATCGGCCAGGCCGTCAGGCGTGGCGAAGGTCTGCTTTTTCAGCTTGTCCTGCGCCGCTTTGGGCAAGCCGGAGGCCATCAACATGGCGTCGCGTGCCGAATTCTGTAGCGCCACTGCCCAGGGATTCGGTGCAGCAGCGTCAGGGGTGCCGGTGTGACCAGGTTGGCCAGCATCGGCGGGTGTGGTGGTGGTGGTTTCTTGCTCCACGAGATTAGATCCTTTCTGAATATCGACACCACGAGCGTTAAAGTATTTTTGCGCAACTTCCCAGGCTTTCGCCTGATCGACGCCGTGTCGCGCTAGCATGGCGTCTAACTCTATGAAAGCGGCCTCCGCGGTCTGATTGCTACCCCATAGCGACGAAGAGAAAAGTCCGTCGCGGTTAGCCGCTGGTTCATCTACAACATCGCAGGCGGAAAACTCCTCAAAGCGTAGGTATGGGCGCTTCTGCTGGCTGTTGAGGGGCCGTTGCTCGACCTCCACGCCGGTATCAGGATCGATCCAGGCGTACTTGACCTTGCGCACCACAACCGACAGCCCAAACGACTCTGGATCTTCCTCGGCCAGATCCATAACATATTCGGCTAAGTCGCCTTCGGGTGAGCTTGACGCGCTTTGCGCCAAGTAGAGATCTCCTTTCGCTTTGTCGTCATCCATTCGGAGATCCTTGATCCGCCCAACAAATTTACCCATACCATCCGCGGATAAGCCAGGGTGAGTAAAGCGCGATTTGACTCCCGCCTTTTTCCCGTTACCCTTACTCACAATGGTGGATAGCGTCGTCGCATCAAAGTCAACATCATGGCCCAACGCTTCGCCCATTTGCGCCAGGGAGACGCCACGGATAACCCGCGCTGCTCTGTCCACCGTTGCCGCTCCCTTGGTTGGCAGGGTCTTGAACCGCTCTGTCATGCTCCTTTACTCCCTTCAAGAGTTCATCGAATTCACTGTCTGACACATCCTCACCAACATAGCGAGTGTAAAGGCGCACCGCGTACCGGCGTAGGGCCTCGCTATCGCCCACCATTTGGCCCAGGCCCTGCAAGCTTTGCACCAGATCCACCGCTGCCCCGGCTAACTTCTCGTTATCCACGCTGCTGATATCCGGTGCATGTACGGTAATATCCTGCACCGTCGCCGGTCGGTGGCGGCGATTGCCGACCTCTAGCCAACGGTTATAGGCGGTGACGGTCAGCACGGATAGGATATGGCCGAAATAGCGCTGCCGACGCAACAAGAAGCGCCTGCGTAGCTCATCGGTGTCTTTCCCGGCTTTCATGCCTTCGCCTTCGGCCTCACCCAAGTCACCAAGCGTTGTGCCAGGGCCACCCGCTGTAATCATCCAGCGTACCGCCTTGCCGTCCTCTTTGGCGTCGCGTGCATTCAGATTCGGCGTAACCGCTTCCCACTTCTCCGCGCCCTCCTCGGCGATGATGACGCTGCCCGGCTGCGGCGGTCGTGCGTAGCGTTGCCGCAAATCGCTCATGAGCCGCTGAGGAGCGTAGACAATCCAGACGAAGGCCCGAACAGCAGCATTGAGACGCACCCGATCTTCAAGCCAGCCCGTGTAGCGGCGTAGCCAGGTGAGGATCGGCGCGAGATCGGATTCGCCGCGGATAGCGCCAATTGGGCGATTAACGGCAAAGTGAAGCATCCAGGGTCGTAGGCCATCCGCATCGCTATCATAGGCGGCAATGTTTGCCGGCGAGATCCACCACTTTTCAGGTTCGCCGGGGCCGGTGGTCTCGCGATAGGCTAACTCGGTTTCATAGTCACCGGTTCGCCATTCCACCTGCTCAATCTGGCTGGCCGGAACGGTCCGTACTTCGCTCATGCCATCAGCGCCGGTGAATAGCACCGGGAACAGTTCACCGGCCCGCGCAAGTTCGTCGCTCCATTCATCCAGCCGCAGATCCATGAGGTTGGACGGGTGATACCAGAAGGCGCGAATGAATTTCTCTAGCGGTCCGTACTCGCTGGATAAGGCGATGCCAGGGCCAACCACGTAGGATGTAGTTAGGCCGATCAAGCGCTTGGCAAGCGGGTTGGTGCGCCAGGCCTCGCGCGCGTCGGTTTGATCGGCCAGTAACTCGTGCCAATCCTTGTCTAGCGTCGTGCCGGCTGGGGAGAAAGGCGCGCTCACGCCGTCGCCCTCTTTGCCGACCTGCACCAGCTTGACCTTGGCGAAGGCAGCGAGACCGACAATCAGCCGTTGGTACCAGTTCATTGCGCCAGTTGTAGCAGCCATACAATGGTTCTCCCTAGCGATTCCCCGTCAGTGCCAGCGGCCAGCAGGGCAAAAAAGCCGATGGTCAATAAGCCCAGGATGATGATTGCCCCGGTTTGACCCAGGCGGCCAACAAGCATGTCCATAAAGCGCCCAAGCATATCGGTAAGCCCTCCCTCTTTAGAATGTTCCACGGTCGTATTCTTCCAGCGGATCAGGTGCCGCCACCTCTGTTGACTGCTCCCCAGCGACGTAATTCCATTTGAGACCCGCCAGCGCGAGACAGAAGGCATCTGCGTAGTCGTCATGCAATCCCGTTGGCGCTCGGAGTGTTGACGCTTCGATGCTTGCCAGTTGCAGGCGGGTCTCTTGGTCAGGTATCGACGTAGCCTTTTGCTGAATTACTTCCGCCGCCAGGTCATAGAGAAGTTTTTTGCCCTTGACATTGCTCGACCAACCCGGCTTATCGTCGTAGCCCAGTAGAATGGCCGTTTGACCATTGTCGCGCAATTTTTGAATGGTTGCGTGACCGTGATTATTACGCTCTGGCATACATGGCGCGCTATTGTAATAAGCACTAAGCTGATCGATATATCCCGCGAATACGGAAGGCTCGACCTTCCCGACCAGGATCGCCACGAGGCCCCAGGTCTGAGCGTCCACGACAGTCGCCACAGAATCATCGCTGTTCGGGTTTCCCTCCGCACTATCCGCACCGATACAGTAATGCCTGCTCCCAACGGGCCGGTGAAACACGAGCAAACCAGGAAGTGCCGGCCCCGTTCCGCCGATAGGTTGAATGTCCGTCGAAACGGCTTCGA